CTTTCTCCGACTTGCTCATTATAATACAACACATTCAAACCCTCTAGAAAACATCTACCCCTGTTACACCCCTGTTATGATCCCCCCCACCCTCCACTTTCCTCCTCGCTTGCTTTATTGTTCGGGTTTTCTTCGCAACGCACACACAAAAAACGGCTCACTAACAGGGGTAGAGCCCCCCGTGCGTAAAAAGACAATACCGAACGGAGTGAGGTATTTATCTGGGAGTCCGACCCCTCCTGAAACTTTTTCGTGATTACATTTTGATTACAGGTGATTGCATTTGTTAGCAAAAAGTGTTGACAAACTTGCTTACATTTGATAACATTGTTTACAGATGATTACATTTGACCGATAGCCAAATGATAACAAACGTTATCAAGTGCTATCAGAAAGGACCAATATGGGAATGATTAGAGTTTCCGAAGAGGTGGAGAAACAGTTAAAGGAGTTGGCGGATGGGAGAAGTATGTCGGCCACGGTGGAGATGTTGATTAAGGGGGCCGGGAATACTGCGGATAATATGTTCTCCCTGACCAAAGAGTTTATGGGGCATATCGACGAGAAGTTCGATGAACTGAAATCTCTTATTGAGGATACAACAGTGGACCGTGTAAACAATGGGGGGCCGAGAACGCAGTCAGTTCAGGAATTCGTCTCTCTCGAGTGGCCAGATGTTCAGGAGCTGCTCTACGAAAAAATGAAAGAGGGCGACCCGGAATGGTTCCCGGGGGCATATAAGGGAGTGACCGAGGAAATGCAAGGCGACCCGAATTGTTTTAGTAAGGACGGGGTGCTTTACATCAACCTCTCTGGCTCAGACATCCCTGTTCTCAGGATTACTCCGAGAGTGGGTGCGATGTTAGCCGAGATAATAGAAAGGAATATAAATGTCGCTTAATATTAACCCAGACCCAGCCCCACTGACCAGGCACGAGTTGAAGGTAAACCTTGTTATATTCCTAATCTCTCTTGCCATCACTATTATCTCGGGGTTACTAAAGGTTTACCCCCTGGCAATCTTGGCCGGGATTCCTACCTACATTTCGTTTTACTTATTCTTCTGTGACCTCTTAGTTATCTATAATAATCCTCCTTACCCATCATCCCACAGAAGACAGAAGGAGTCCCAGCAGAGTAAAATCAACAAAGCCCTCCCATTCTTGTTTATCAGTGTCCCCTCAGTCTGTATCGTCCTTGCACTTGCGATTTTGTTCTGTTATAATTAAAGTACATACTATTAAGTATGCCTTTCATTTAAGTCTTTCGTTCCCATCCGGAAACGGAATTCTTGTAAAAAGAGCCGACCCCCCGGCTCTTTTTGTGGTACAATGATAATGTCCGGCGTGGGAGCTGGTCTATTCGGCCCGCAGGTAGGAAGAGCGGGCAGTCCTCTAGCGGTAGGACTGAGCCCACAACCGTAGCACGCTAAGAATCGTAATGTCTTAGGTGTGCAGAAAGTGCCTTTTAGTAGGCATTTTTTGTGATTCTCATTGTGCTATAATGGTAGTATCAACTAAAAAGAAAGGAAGGCTATGAATAACGCCCCTATACCAAATCAACCACAAAACGTTCGCTCCGTAACTACGGGCAAATTGGAACTTAGAAAGCTCTGGTCTGTCCCTCAGGCGGAGTTTATCTATGCTCTGTTCGTAGAGGTCAGAGTTGAGACGGCCGAAATAGAAACAGTCACAGTAGATGGCAAGGAAACTACCGAACCTAACTGGGACAAGATTGTCTCAACTGAAACAGACTGGCGAACCCCTCAGGGTTATGTCGGTAATGAGGAGTGGGCGAAGAGGACGGCCGAGCATTTTGAAATCGCCTTTCCAGAAGAGGAATATAAAGCTGACGATAAAAAATCTGAACAGGAGGCTTAATGTCCCTCAATGACATCTTAAAGCAACGAGGCTTGATGTCGCTTAAGGAGTATGATGAGCTGATGCAGAATCAGTCCTTCATCTCCACGGGATATAAGGAGATTGACGAAATCATCTGCCCAGATGGAGGAGGGTTCCCGAGAGGGTGCCTCTCCGAAATCTGTGGGATGTCTCGTTGTGGTAAGTCCCGTTTTATGCGTGACATCTGTTTGCGACCTGAAATCAAAGCACTTTACATTGACACCGAGAACGCCCTCTCAACTAAGGAGTATAACTGGCTCAAGAAGAATGGGGTAGACGTAATCGCTGAGCAGTTACTAGAGAATATCTGGGGCGTAGTTAATGACGCCATTGACGAAGAACTCTATGACCTGATTGTCGTGGACTCCATCGGGGCCACCGATACTCAGGCAGAGAGGGACGATGACAATACTTTGTCTATGTCCACCAACGTCCAACGAGCCAAGATTATGAGCAAGTGGCTCCGGGGGTTGAACTCTCATATTATGGGGAAAAAGACGGCCCTGGTATTTGTGAACCACTTAAAGCAGGCAGTCGGGCAATATGCTGGACTTGCTAAACCCTGTGGCAAGTCTATCGACTTCCACTGTATGGTCCAGCTCCAATGTTCGGGGGCAGATTCAACCATCACCCAGTCTAACAAGAAGGACTTCAATGTCCTCTGTACCAAGACGAGGTATAATATAGTTAAGCAGAAGTGCAAAGTTAAAATTGATTTGAACCCTTATAAACCGATAATGAGCATAGGATAGAAAGGAGAAAATATGCCAGTATATCGTAACCAAACCAATACGATGACGCAGATTACGATGTTGAATCGTCTGCGTATCACCACCTCGCAGGAAGCCGTTGCTTTCCTCCGAGCCATCCAGCCACTCCACGAACAAGTGGCGGCGGTATTACAGAAGGAGTCTTTGCGTAAACAGCAAGACCTAAACCGTAGGGCTGTTCCTGCTCCAACCACCCCTGAGCCAGAGGTCGCCCCAGCCCCAGAGCCAGAGAAGAAATTTGAGCCAGAAGATTTGTCTTCTGACGAAGGATACTCCGAAGCAGAAGTAGAAGCCAGAGTTGAGAAGCTCAAGAAAGCCAAGAAAACTAAGAAAGAAACAAAGGAGAAATAATTATGGAACTAACTGACCCTAACGATTACCCACACGCAACCCGTGGTCGTAGAGAACAAGACGACTACAAGGCTGCTTACGATTCAGCAAAAGAATCAGAGGCAATCAACGCCAACACCGACCAGTTGGAATCCCTCATCGGGACAACCAACTCTCGTCTTCAAACTATTGACTCCCACGTCGACCAGGTAGAGGTGAAGATGGATACTCTAGCCGCTAAGTTAGATAATGTTCTTGGTAGACTAGACAACATTATCGAGTTAATGTCAACACCGGAGGCTTAGTGAACCAAGCCCAGAAGAAAAAAGTTATTAAACCGCTCTATACCCATTGGAAGAAAATGCCCAATGAGACACTTAGGGCGGTTCTTCTGGACTTTAAGAGGTGGTGTGCCGAAGGGAAGTTGATTATCAATAAACAGGGGCACGCCGTCCCTTTTATTTTGAACGAGGCTCAAGAGAAGGTGGCAGAGCTTATTCTCTCTAAGGCCTTCGCCCCCATCCCTGAACCAGTCATCCTGGTCATCCACAAGTCCCGCCAGATGGGAATTTCGGTTGTGCTTGCTGCTCTCGAGCAATATATCGTGGACCGCAAGCAGAACTTAAATATCACCCACCTCTTCCCTGACGAGCAGTTAGCCTCCCAGTTCTTCAATGAAAAGTGGCAGCCACTCGCCGAAGGCACCCACCCACAGCTCTTACCTGATATGTATCCGACCATCACCCCTGTTCCTTACATCAAGGTGGGGGATTTCTTGGGGCATAATATGAACTGCAACGTGAAGATAGGTGGTGCAGGCTCTCCGGCTGCTGGTCGTTCTGGCACCCAGCACGTTATCATTCTAGATGAGTATGCCTTCTACCCCAATGTTAACTCCCTCGAGCGAGGCGTTCTCGCCACCCAGCCAAAGACCGGTATGGTGATGACAATCTACGTCTCTACTGCCAATGGTATGAACTGGTTCTATGATACGGTGAAACAGGCTGAGAAGTCTACCTCTCGGATGGAACACCTCTTTCTCCCCTGGCATATGCTCAAGGAATATGAGATGGATGTCAAACCTGGCTCCCGTTTCTATGACCTAGACCTCTATAAACCGACCGAATATGATATGAAGTTGATGGATTTGTTTGAGCAACAAGGCTACCCCGTTGAGTCTTGGACTCGGAAGCTAGAGTGGTATGACCACGTTCTCGAAGTAGAAGCCAAGGGTGACCAGGACTTTATGTTCCAGGAATATCCGTCTGAACCCCAGGAGTCTTTTGAGGTGACTGGTCGCCCGGCCCTCCCAGCCAAGGTTATCAACTACTGGTTTGTTAAGAACCAGGAAGAGAAGTTTACCTTTGTTGACCAGTATTCCCAGATAGACCCGAGAACAAAACGCCCCAAGATTGTTATCCAGCCAACAAACAAATCTGCTGTTAGGATGTTCAGAGCTCCAATGCCAGGCCACAGATACATTCTCGGTTGTGACCCATCAGAAGGAGACTATGCTGGTGACCGCTCTGCCTGGGTTATCTTGGATATGAACACGATGGAGGAGGTCTGCTTCTCCGCCGATTATCTCGAGGCCGAAGAGCTCGCCGACACTCTAGTGAATTATGCTCGGTGGTATAACAACGCCCAGATAGTGGTTGAGCGGAATATGGGACAAGCGGTTATCGAGTTTCTTCTCGCCTCTAACTACCACCGCATCTATATTGACCCAGAGACTAGAGGGGTCAAGTATGGAGTCAGGACAACTCAAGCTACAAAGAACGAGGCTCTTCGCCGCCTACGCTTTCTTCTCAACAACGGATTCTACAAGCCCCACGATATGCTATTTCTTGAGGAAGCACAGCACTTCTCCTGGCGTCAGCTTCCTGGTGGCTCGTGGAGAGTGGAGGCTACGGGGACCGATGAGAACGGTCAACCCTATCACGACGATACAATTATGGCTAGAGCCGTGCTCTCATTGGCCCTGGATATGCGTCGCTTTAAGGGGTACTATGATAAAACTAATCAATCTAGGAGAACCGGCATTATTTCGTGATTAAGTAGTACCTTTTCTATGGTATAATCAAGTCATGATGTACCAAAAACCGAAAATACTCGCAGATGGTAGTTCCGAATACAAAGGTTTCATTTACAAGAAGAATAGGGGCTACTACTACCGCAACGTGGAGACTAAACTAACCCGGCAGCATAGAGAAGTCTATGAGGATTTCTACGGTGAAATCCCTGCTGGTTTTGTTGTCCATCATAAAGATGGAAACAAAGCCAACAATGACCCGGAGAACCTAGTCCTTATGAAACGGGGGAGTCATTCGGCTTTACACAATACTGGGAGGGAACACACAGAAGAAGAACTAAAGAAAATGAACAAGAAACCAATTCCAATCCCAGAACCATATAGCAACTAAAAAGAAAGGATTATATGCCACGGATTAAGAAAACCGAGAAGTATAATTACCTGATTGACTACGTTAAGGAAGCTACGGAGGCCAGGCTCTCCCTCCGCAGATTCTGTGAACGTGCCGTCCAAGCATATAAGCAGATTCCTTCCAGGAACACCTACAAGGAAAATGCCGTTATGTTTAAGCAGGTGATTGCTAACTCCTCTGCAAATGCAGAAACAATCAGAGCCGCAGAAGCAATCTGCAATTCTATCCCCGACGCCACCAACGACACCGTCTTTAATGCGGTGGAAACTTTTGTTTCGATGGCTATGGGCGGGGCTGACCAGTTTGAATATGAGCCAGCCGATAAATATATGGTGAAAGATTCTGAGCTTGTGGACCGCCTCTCGGCCCTAGCTCAGTTCTTCCACGACGACAATAAGGTCAATTCCCTTATGGGTCAGGTCACTCGTAATATGGTTCTTCAAGGACAAGGGGTTCTTTACCTCAACCCAATCAAAGATGGAAGGTTTAAGGTTTCTTTGATTGATGCCTGGAACACTCTCGAGGACCCACGAGCTCTCAAGACCAACTGCAAAAGATATGAGGGATACACCGAGGTGACCCACTGGGGCACGCTTAAAGATTACCTCAAGAAGCAGAATGATTGTTATATCCTTACCACGATGAACGATGTGGACCAGTATATGATGGAGCTTACTGGTGACTTCAACGAGTGGGAGGACGAGCTGAGGGAAGACCTCGACACGTTCAAGAATCTTTACAATGCCACAAACAAATACAATACCTCTAAGTCGGTAGACGACAAAGGCAAGCCAACCTCCCCGGATAAACCAGGTTATAAAGGTGATGACATTGAGGTAGCCTACATCTGGGATACAATCTCTGATGTTTATGGTATCGTCGTCAACCGCAGGTTCTTGGTCTACGCTAAGGAGCACCCATTCCGCAAGACAATCAATATAACCAACCGGACCACCAAGGGTGACACAAAAGAGATTCCTGTCACCGTGGAACTCGATTCTCCGATGGTGACAATTCCATTCTTGAGATTGCCGAACGAGTCTTATCCGACTTCCCCTCTGTTCTACTGCCTTGATGACTTCGACGACATCTGCTCTATGGAATCGGTGATGAACCACAACTTCTCAATTATGGCCCCAATCACTTTCCTCGGGACTTCCTACGACGCAGAGCAAGCAGCGATGCTATCTCAGATGGCAGGCCAGATTGTTGAAGGCACAATGAACACCTTACAGGTGATGAATAAGTCCCACGATATGTCCGCTGTTATCTCAGCTATTGAACGTCGGGAGCAGAGAATCAAGCGTATGCTTGGTGCGACTGACCAGTATGAGTTGTCTCAGATGATTGGTAACCGAGCCACGGCCGCCGAGGTTTCCTCGATGTCTGGCATCATCTCTCAGCGTATGAACAACCCGTTGGCCAATATCGAAGACGGGGTGTCGGAACTAATCCAGAAGATGTTTGCGATGTATATTATCTTCGGAGAGGAAGACGAATTCACATTCACCAACGACGGTTCTGTTTCTACTGTGTCTAAGAAAGATATGCTCGGCCGTTCAATCATCCGAGCTAAGCTCAAATCCCAGATTAAGATTCAGCAGCAGGAACAATCTCGCAACGCCTTGATGGTTCTCCAGGCTATGATTGGCTTACCAAATGGAACAGTCAACAAGGAAAACCTAATCACTGCATTAGTCCCCATCATTACCCAGGGTGTAGTGAATCGACGCCAGGCAGAATCGTTTGTTGACCAGGCTGCCCTCACTCCTGAACTCGTGCAGCAACTACAACAGTTAGTCCAGCAAAACTCTCCTGAACCACCCATTGTGGACCAGGCTATGACGGACCAGCTCGCCCCACAAGATGTTGACCAGATGATGACAGCCTCTCAGAGTGCAATCGGCCCGACAGGGCAAGCCAACGTTCCTATGGACCCAACAATGTCTGGTTACGATATGGCCCGACAAAACGCCCCGATGGTTGAAACCGGAGTCGATAACTATACCGCCGGACTCGAAGCTAACACCGCTAACCCGATGGCAGGAGTAATTTAATGGAACGAAAACCTATCGACAGAAAAGAAATTCAAAAAGCCTTAGTTCAAAAATTCGGTGGGGTAGAAACGGCCCGTTACTATCTTGCCGATGCCCTCTCTGACCTCCAATCTATGGAGGTCGGGATAGCCGAGAACAACCCAATGCTCGCAGCTAAACACTGCGAATCAATCAAAGAGAATCTAGCAAATCTCAAGATGCTCCTCGATAACAAGGACTATAAGCCCGCTATCGAAGGGGAAATTAAAAGATTGAATTGACTTTAAGTTTTTTATGCTATAATAAAAATGTAGAGTCATAACTCTACGCTAACCTTAATAGGAGAACAGAGATGGACCAAAACGCAAGTGCGAATGTCCAAGTGACTCAGCCGGACCCAACGCCAGCCCCGCAAGGTGACGTTGCGAATGGCACTACCCCTGCACCAGCGGCGGCTGATGTAGCGGCAGGAGCAACGCCGAAGACGGACCCAGGAGCAGGAGGAGCCGGTAATAGTTTCGACCCGGAAATCCAGAAATTCCTGGATAACCAAAACATCAAAACAGACGACCTCGCAGCCGCTGTTACGGAACTAGCCAAACGTAATATGAAATTGCGTGGCAACTCGGAGCCTCAATCGGTTGCTGAAGTTCTGAATCAGAAACCTCAGACACAGCCTTCGGTTGCAGACCAGGTGAAAGAAGCAGCGGGTCAAACCTCAGGGCAAGCCCCAGAGCAGAAACCCGAACAAAAACCAGAACCGCAGCAAACATCTACGCACCAACTGAGCGATATGGATATTGCCAACGTTTCACTTTTTGTGAAGCAACAGTATCCTGACGTTACTACGGATGCAGCTTTTTACAAGGATATGATTGCCGACGGATTCAAGCCAATCAGTTCTGATGGCCAAATCAACTTGAAAAGCGTGATGAGCTACGCCAAATATAAGCAGACGCTCCTCACAGCAGAGAAGACGATTAAAGCCAACGAACCACAGGCCGGACAAATACCTCAGCCTTCTACCCAACCAGAAGTTGCTCAGGTGGACCGGGTGCAAACTATGGACGACGACGCTGCTGCCAACATTATTATGTGGCACAATCAGCAGATTCGTTATGGCCGCCCTGGACATCCACAGTATGAAGAAGCTGTAAAGTTCCTTCAAGACAAAACTCGTAACGGCAAATAAGCTCTGTTCTAGCGTAAAGTCTCCCAAAGGTTAAACTGAAACTTTAATCTAATGGAGAATAATATGGCTGTTTGTGATTACACCAAAACGGTTGGAACACAACCTCTTAGTCCTGATGACCACATCCCTTTGCTTCAAGTGAAGTATTCGAGTGCGATTCTTGAGGACAAATTTGCTACCTTCGCAGGTATCAACTGGTTTAACCCAGAAGTAAAACCAATGGAATTAGTCGGTGACCTCAAAGTAGGTCAGTCTTTGATTGTTCGCTACAAGAACCCTCAAAGCCCGTTTGATTTCGTAAACGTATCAGATGTTACCTATAAGCAGGACCAAACTTGTCCGCCACAATTAGACCTCGAGTGTACACCTGGTTGTATCTCGACTGTTCCTTCCTGGCGTTCAAAGGAAATCCGCTTCGATAAACTTTATCGTGTCGGTGCTTCTTGGTGCGTTGAGACTGAACGTCTCACCTACGAAACTCTCGACGAGCGGTTCCGTGAAAGCGTTGAAGCTAACACTCAGGTTCAAGGTATCTTCGCCTGGAACGCCTTTATGTGTCAAGCCATCACCGCGGCTCAAGCAACTCAGACCCTCATCCCAACCGATGCTGAGTGTTTCCCGACCCACTACTACTACGCTGGTTCTGCGGTCGCTAATGGCTACGAAGTATTGAGCCAGGTAATTGCCTATATGAAGACTGTCTTCGGTATGGCTGATTACGGTATCTTGGCCCACCGCTACTTCGAGAGCGATATGGTTGCCCCAGGTGCTACCATCTACACTGGCTTCGGTGCTGCTACCACGGCTAATGCTAACGCTGGTGCTACAACCACTAACGTCGCTCTAGTCCAAGGTGGCTGGAAACCAATGGGTGTTCTCGGTGGCAAACTATTCGGTGAAACCGTTTATATCGCCCCAGACAACATCTGGTTCTACAACCCAACCGTCAACACCACTACTGGTGCTATCACCCCAGGCAACAAGGCGAATTCCTTCAACCCGTTCTTGTCTGCTGATGGTACGAAGTATTACGTCGTGATTACTTCACGTCGTGCCTTTTACACCGGTGTGACTCCTTTGATGGACCCGACCCGCTTCCCAGCAACTTGTGACAACAAGTACGAGAGCTTGCAGGCTTCCTTCTTAGGCTTTAACGACCTCTTGTTCCCACGAGAAGTCTTCGTGATTGCCTTCGATGTGGAGTGCCAAGCTACTGCCCAAGAAGAGAACGGCGATTAGTCAAGTCCCCTCCCCTCCGGGGGAGGGACTTCTAAACCTGCCTACTATCATCATAGTCGGCAGAGAGGAAGGGAAATAAATGAATTTTGACATTAACTTATCGTTTATACTATCAATAGTTACTCTGATTATTTCCATCACTTCCGCTTTTGTCGTTGTTAAAACTAAGGTGGCCAAGATGGAAGAAGAGCTGAATGAATACAAACGATTAGTTGAAGCCATCAGAGACGAGTTGAACCATTATCGAGAGGACGAAAGAGTCCGAATTGCTATCTTAGAAAGCAACCAAGAGAACCACGCCAGGGAACTGGCTGAAGTTAAATCAGACATTAAAACCATTATGGGTAATGTCCAAGAGATTAAGGAAGCTGTATTAACGAAAGGAGTAAAATGACTTGCAATTGCAATCAGCCCAAAACAGATGGGGCACAAAGAAAAGGTGTTGTGAAATTCTGCGACATCTGCGACCCGTGCAACGAAGCGAAATCTAACGTTCGTCTTTGTGCGTTTGTAGTCCCTACTCTCGAAGAAGGGAGGTATTACAGAAACAGTTTCATCTTCGTGGAAGAGGATGATTCTGTCTACTACATTAGCGATGACCGAAGTGAGATTCCGTTCGGCTCTCGCCCGAAATTTATCGAAGATTTCGACCCCACTGATGCGGCTATTCACTACAAGAGTACAGTGGTTTACGACGTGAAAAACCAAGCTGGGTATGTTTATGACCCAGAAGGAAATATGGTGACTATTGCCCTCACAGCGGCTCCATTCTCCTCGCTCGTAGCAGGAGAAGGGATTTTAGTAACTGCTGACGGTGGAAATTATACTGTTGCTATTGACCCAACAACTGTGGCATCGACAGATGACCTACACGATGTAACTCTACTTGTGACCAACCATACAACCCAGATTGGAAATCTTGAAGAAGCTCAAGATACTATGGCGGGGGATATTGAGACCCTAGAAGATGACCTGGCTCACGCTCACGACCTGATTGATGATGCCAACGAGTTAGCCGTAGAAGCAAAAGAAAACGCCGCTGCTGCCCAACAGACAGCAAATGATGCTCTCTCTGCCGTAGCCACAAAGCAAGATGCTTTGACCGCAGGGACAAACATCACTATTGCTAACAATGTTATCTCGGCCACAGACACCACCTACGAAAGAGCCACGGCTCAAGCCAATGGCTTAATGAGCAACAAAGACCGTGAGGCCCTAATCAACACCGGTTTAGAGACTTTACAATCAGTTACTCCTACTGCAACCGAGGCAACTATCGACTATACCAAGACGGTGAGTGATGCCAACGGGAGCACCTATACTCCGGCATTGAACACATTGACTATCCCAGCCGCCACCCAAGCTGTTGCAGGGTTGATGACCGCAACAGACAAAACCAAACTCGATGGTATTGATATGTCTACTAAACAGGATACCCTTATCGCAGGAGATAATATCACCATTGATGGAAGGGTCATTAGTGCTACTGGTGGAAGTGGAGGGGGAGGGATAACTGTTCTGACAGAAGCTGATTACAATTATCCAGCTGACAATCCTAACAAAATCGCAGTTTGGCTACTTGAACCGGGTGTGTACACTTGGGGAAGTTATACGGCTAGAAATAACACTTCCTTTGCCAATAACGATCCCGTTTCATTTTTCAATAACACTTTTCGAGCAAGCACTATCACGATGATAATAGGCTATGGGAGTTATACGGGTCAATCATTGATTACTTGCATCGGTGATAACGGTAGAAGTAGTGCAGAGGTAGGTGGATATTTCTCAATTATGAGGTATACTATATTCAACAAAAATGACACAACCACAAGTAGAATAGGAAATGCTACATATAACCGTAGCACACATTTAGTGTCTAATGAAGATATTGTTAACAACCTGACTTCCACTTATACCTATGAAGTGCTTTCTGCTGCTCAAGGCAAAGTGCTTAAAGATTTAATCGACGCTCTAGACGCTCGTGTAACGGCGTTGGAGGGTAACTAATAAAAGGAGAATAAAATGTTATATCTTACAGCATTAGGACTACTAGCATTAATCCTCGGGGGGATAATCATCAAGAAATCAACCAAGATTGTGGGGCTGGGAATCATCCTGGCCCTCGCTGGTGCGGCGATGGTAGTTATCTGTGGAGGATGGGCGATTGCCGACGACCAGAGCAAAACAGCTAAATGTGCTAGCTTGGATGGACATTATGGGGGCGGACAATGCTATATCCAAGGTGTAGAGAAAGACTTAAATAACATAGAAGATTTCTTCAAGGATATTTAGGAAAGGAGTAAAATGAGAAATATAACTAGAAGCAACTACGACCCACACGTCGGTGACTACCACAACAAGATGGTCCACGACCCTGTGCGTGGCAAATTCTGGTGGTTCGACTGTGACGGGATGTATTTTGATATGTCTAAAACCAACGTCACAGTGGTTGACGAATACGGTGACTCGGTAGAATACGCTGCCTCGCAGAGCCTCGTGACTCGCACAAAAAACACTCTTGCCTCTCAAATTGAAGGTGTAGACGAAGCTTCTCATCTCCGTGATGACGAATTGGACGACAAGATTAATGGAGTAGAGGAAGAGCTCAATACTAAAATCGACGCCAACGATGTGGCCACAAGAGGTCGTGAACAAGAGATGATAACGGATTATACTAACAAGTACCAGACTCTAGACAACGACATTGAGGCTCTCACTCGTGTGGCTGATGGTTTAACTACTGACGTAGAGAACATTGAACGCACTGCGGTATTTGGTGTGACTGTAAATCAAAGCGACCAAACCAAGATTGAACTTACAGTAAACGATGGCGGGACCTCAACCACCACCACAATCCGTAACGCCAACAATGTCCAGAACGGCTTGATGACTGCGGCCGACCACAATCAAATCGCCGCCAACGCCGATGCCATTCAGCATCTCCAGAATGCTGGCCTTTATCGTGGTTCATTCCCAACAATCGCCGACGCACCAACCACTACCCCTGACCCAGCATTTGTGGGAGGAGAGATTTTTAATAATGATTATATCTCGGTCCAAGAGGCAACCTATCAAGGTGAGACTGGTTCAGCTCGTTACCGTGCGTTTGTAGAGAATGGAACCGTGACTTATGCTTTTGAAATCTTTATCGACAAAGACATTATGAACTTCTCAACCGGTAACCCAGGTCTGATTGTAGGTGGAACAAACTCTGGCGAGGTGGGGGCCCAGAACGATGGAACAGGTAAGGTTGTTGGATGGGATACTCTGAACAATGCAGTGAGTGACAATGCACAGGCAATTTCTGACACCAACAACGACATTGACGCTCTCGAAGATAGGATGACCACCGCAGAGGGAAGCATCTCTGGATTAGCTGGTAGAGTGACGACCGCCGAAGGGAATATCACTGGCCTTGCTACGAGAGTGGGAACGGCCGAAGGGAATATAACCACTAACGCCAATGCAATCACTACCGTCAACAACAAGGGTGTCCAGGCAACCACTGACACCACTATTGGGAATAACACCGAGAATCTTCTGACCGTGAAAGGAATGCTAAGACAGTGGGTAGATATAACGCAGTCTGGCTTGCCTGCCAGTCCAGACCCAGACGTGTTCTACTACACGGTAGAATCTTAAAGGAGGCCTAATGATAAATCTAGGGAATAAAAGACTCAAGACAATACGAAAAGGGAGCGAGAGAATAGTCCGGATTTTTAAGGGTGATGAAAAAATCTTTGAGGATTTTGAAGCTATTTACAGTTGGAAATTCACCATAGACACCACTCTTACTACGACTGGAACACACAACAATAGTGTGAAGACCTTCACTCTAAAAAGAAACGCTAATTATTTGGGGAATCACGGCGACGTTCCCATCAAGATTGACTGGGGGGACGGGACAGAAGAACAAGCGACAATCTCTACCACTGGTTCAAAGGCCCACACTTACACGAACCCAGGAGTATATCAGATAACGATTCTCCCTGTGATAACACAATGGGGATTACTATCTGGGTGGCTAACTGGGCTTTTGGCACCAGCGAGTGCAAATTCCGATTACACTTTAGTAAACGCTGAATCGGCGAAGGTGGTTAGTATAGACAAATCTTTCCCGGCAAACTCTTATATTATTGCGGGATATAACGTTGCAGAGACCGCATACTCCAGAGCTGGCTGTGCCAATATGTTTAACTCATTGTGCAATATTCAGTCTTATCCGTCTGGGTTACTGGATGGGTTAGTTTTTGTTTCTTCACCAGGAACCCTACGTTATGCCTTTTCTAATTTTGGGAAAATGACTGGTTGTAACCCATACCCATTGGCAAAAAAGTTGATTGACTCAATGGGCTTTTCTTCTAGAACTTCTATGGCCGAGATGTTTAAGGGGACTTTCGCAAATACAGCAGCAGCCATACCAGAAGATATTTTTGAATCTGTCGACACTTCTAATACTACGAATTTTGAGAAGATGTTCCTCGAAACTTTCTCTAGTATCGGGAGTTTAGATACTCTACCGGAAAGATTGTTTTCCAGTATAAACACCGAAAAAGGAACATCATTTTCTTCGATGTTCCAAGGAACTTTTCAATTCTCTGGGACCACATCAACGACGATAACCTTACCGGGAGGGCTTTTTTCCTTCTTAGATACAAGAAGGGGAACAAACTTCAAAAATATGTTCAGTAGTACATTTACACGCTTTGGATATAACTCCTCTTCAATAACTATCCCAGAGAATCTATTTTCTTCCCTGAACACATCTATTGGCACAACTTTTGGTGGTGGGAACACTGGGGATGGAATGTTCAGTTCGACTTTTTCTGAGTTTGGTTACAACTCTACCGTCTTAGACATTCCAGAGAACCTATTCTCTTCCCTTTCTCTTGCTTCTGCAACGGATATAAGAGGGCTCTTTCTCCAGACTTTTGGGAACTGTGGGTATCGTTCTACCGCAGCAACTATCCCAGAAAAGCTGTTTTATTTTATGGATACGAGCAATATCGTTAATTTTTACAACGTCTTTGCTTCCACATTTTATCAATATGGGGGCGGAGGGGCACAGAAAACCATCCCAGCTAATATCTTTTCTACAATAAACACTACAAATGGGGTGAATTTTTCAAGTATGTTTAGTGGCACTTTCTCTGGAATTAAGGCAGTGGACATCCCAGCTACATTGTTTTCTACGATTACGACACAAAACGCAACCAATATGTCAGGAATGTTTAATAGTACCTTCAGCTACTCGGGGACGGAAGCTTCTCGAATTACAGTTCCTTCCACTTTGTTTTCCACAATCACAGGAACAAATTGCACCAATTTCAGCAGTATGTTTGGTGGTCTCTTTTCTGGCTGTTATCTCGTCGAATTCCCCTCCACAATTTTTTCACCTATCACAACAACCAATGGAACAAACTTTAACAATATGTTCCAGAATACATTTAACTCGGTAAAAGTGTTGCAGGGAACAATCCCGAGCACCATTTTTGCTACAATAGACACCACTAATGGGACATCCTTTAGACAAATGTTTACGAGGACATTCGCAGGTGCTACCTTTGCACAGCCTTCCTCCACGACGATTGCTCTTTCGGGACTCTTTGATGGAATAAAAACACCAAATGGTAGTGATTTCTACGAAATGTTTGCATCGACGTTTTCAGATGTCTTTAGATACGTTCAAGGTTCAATATCGGCAGATTTATTCCAATATATAGACCTCTCTGGAGCAACTAATTTGGAGTCGATGTTCAGCGGCACATTCGCTAATACGACTAAACTCTCGAATATTCCTGCTGGTTTATTCGGTAGGCTGAAGATACCTTCAGGACTTTCGTCATATAATAGTATGTTCTCTAGCACATTTAATAATGGGAATAATCTCGGGGAGGTCACGCACACTATTGGCGATGTCTTTTCGGGGATGACGGACTTTTCTTGGGCAACAGCAGACAACGCAGTCCGCTTGTTCCCTTATATGTTTGGCTCTCACAGTGCAGGAGACCGTTCGTCAGGAGATATTAATGATATTCTTCAGCACTTCAACTTTATCCCTGCGACAAGAACATATATGTTTGTAAACAGAACGGGAATGACCAATTACAATACTATTAACGTTAACTGGAAATAGAAAGGAGAGATATGAGTTGTGAACAAAGATTTACATTAGACTATATCCCGGGGACTGCTGCTACAATCGGTGGGACCCTCGATGGAATCACCGATACTCTGGACCTCACCACTCCGATTCACAATGTGGAAGCTAAAACCCACATCAAATTGAATCGGTTAGAGGGGACGTTAGATTATTGGAACGAAAACTACATCATCACAAACGATGAAAGTTACCTAGAGCAAATCCAAATCCCAGATATCTTAGAGTTTGCTTCCCTAGAGGACCTGGGGAATGTAGAGGACCGAAAACCGAAGAACGGTGATATCCTCTACTACAAGGCAGACGCTGGGTGTGGGCCGGATTGTGAAGGAGTGAATGATACCTGGGTGCACCTCCGAGCCCCAGAGGAAGACGGAAGATACAAACTAATTATGACAGTGACTAACGGAGAAGCCACACTGTCGTGGGAGGCTGAATAATGAGTTGCTGCAATACTTGCGGAAGACAGAACTGCTACGTCAACCCTTGTGGCCAGTGTAATTCCTGCTGCCAACACGAGGATGACTGCTGCTGCAATACCCACTTAGACTGGGTGCCACACACTTCCTGCACTATCTCTTGGACAGACGGTAAATGCTCTGACCAGCTTGACCTCTGCCCAGGGATTAAGCGTTGTCAGAGCGTGACGCATATGGACTTCAACACTCAGACTGGTTGTATCGAATACCAGAACGAGAAGTATGTCTACACTGATGGAGCCGAGAGTTCAATCGAGAGAGTCTGTGTGTCAGACTTCTACCCGTTCATCAATGTCTATAACCTCAATGATGTTGACTTTGATAACGACCTAGCAGGGAGCTGTTACGAGTTTATCTACAAGAAGGACATCTCCTGTGGGGATGGGTGTAAATCAAAAGGTGACCACTGGATTAACTGGAACGTAAACTATCCAGGGGCGAAGGTGGATTCGATGGATTATATCCGTGGAGCTACTGAGGATGGGTGCCCGGTTTATCTAGACAAACCAGACAACTGTTCCTTCCTAATCTTCTCTCCGTCCTGTTCTGCACCTACTGGAGAATGGCAGGCTTGGAAGATTCCTCGGGCCGGAGAATGTGAGATGACCCCAGGAGAAGACGGACGCTACAAGGTTCTCACCCTTGACGACTGTGGTTGTCCGAAAGAATGTAAACTTCCAGTGATGCCAACCGGTATGGCTGCTCTAAACTACCAGCGAGATTCCGTTCCTGATGACCCGGATTTTCCGTGGTATTACGGATGCTACAACGATAAGATTAACCTCCATCTGGCCGAGAACGCCCCGAACTACTTTGGTAAGTATGACCTTAAAGTTACAGTGAACTATGGTATCCAGGCAATCAAGTCTGATGGGTATAACTTCAACTATAACTGGCGTTCTATTGTGGTGCCAGCGATTGAAGGAGAATCTCGTAGAACAGATATGGAGGGGTCAATCCTCCAGAACTGGGCGGCCGTGGGGCAATTCACTCAGCCAGTCTTTCAGCTCCCGTGGGGTTCTACTTCTCTCCGTGGTTCATTCACCTTCATTGTGCCGAAAGGAAAAGAAGCATACCTGCATCACGAATATCGCATCCGTACGACAGACTCATTCCCGAACTATAAATTCAACGCCACATACGACGGTCGGAGGGTCCCCGATTCTGAGGCTACCCTCAATGCAGCCCTCTGGCCAGCCTCTCGCCTGAATGCTCTTCAGGTCCTCATCGAACCTACCTTCGGTTCGACAGATTTCGACCCAGTGAAAGACGAATATCGCAGCCAGTTAGATTCACCGGTGGATGATATTCCACAACCGTATTAAAATTAAAGAAAGGATAATTATGGAAAACGACCAATGTAACGATTTCCCAATCAGGCACATCGACTCCAAGGATATTCCTGTCTGGGGCGAGGAAACCCTTCCCCAGTCAGCAACTCTCCTGATGCTTGTGACTGAGCAGGACCAAGAATGTGGAAAGTATCTCCCATTCGCATACAAACTACCAGCCAGCTTCCTTTCTCCCGCTTCAGGAAACCGTAGCAATATGACTACGCTCGCAGGGAACGGGGCTACAATCACCGTCCCTGAAGGGCAGGTGAGAGCTGGGTTTGTTTACAACAACACCCCTAATGACATCCGTCTAGCCGACACGGACGACGGGACTACACCTCAGTTCCTTATTCTCGGCCGTAACGCTACCGACCCAGAACAATATGATGTGATTGTAGACGGCATCTACAAGTTCGACGCAGGGCACGAGTATGTAGTGGGCTATACCTATTACCTAGGTCTTCTCGGCCAACCGACTACCGAGAACACCGGCGTCCCTCTGTTCGACGTTTTAAGCAAAACTAAAATAAGGGTTCGTCTCTAAGGAGGTTCTATGGACTGTGATGAATACATTAGCCGCAGAGTGAAACTAGGATACGTCGCCGATTCTCCCACCTCAGTCCAGTTGGTGGACTCTATCGGCAACCAGGTGTTCGACCTCTTGCCAGTCATTCAGGCTGGCGAGACCGATACCTCGCTCGAGCTGATTGCTCCTACCAGGCGTATCCGCTATAACCCAGAGAAATGGACTAGGACGGAGGGTGAGGACGGTTGTTATTATGAAATCTGTATCCCAGACATCGCCGCCCTTATCGACCTGAACGAACTTAGGAACGTAGTCTCGGCTGCACCTGCTACTGGGGAAACCATCAAATACAATGCCTCTACTGGACAGTATGAGATGTTCAACCTAGATAGTGCGTTGAGTGCACTGAGTGGAGACATTGACAACATCAACACCCGTATCTCTACCCTTGAGGACCGAGTCGCTTCTATCAACAATAACCTGACCGCCCAGACGACCAGAATAAACCAACTGTTCGAGATTACTACTCAGTTGAACAATGTAATTACGGCTCTAACAGCAAGGGTGGCAGCCATCGAAAATGCCATCTATAACTGGGAGTCCGACAAAACGACGAAGATTCCACGAGGGACAATTAACGTTACCTCTGGTGGTTACACTTCTGACAATGGAATTTTCAGCCGAACTAAAGACCAGGACAATGATTTAGATTTTAGTTAAGGAGGATTATGGCATCATCAGGACAAGTTACAATATCGACTCAATCCGTAGACTATGGTGGTGGCCGTGGTGCCGTTTGGCTGACTAATGTCGTGGGCTGGAGCGTGGATAATAATGGGAACATTTCGTTTAGTTCTATCAGTTCCTCGGATAACGCCGGTGGGACCTGGGGTATCTGTGGAACGACCACTGGTTACGGTGTTGTCCTTGAGCCCCAGGTTTCCTACGACGGTGTGAACTGGATAAGTCTAGATTCTAAATACTACGAGGCAGCGATTTGTCCGGCACTCACGAACACAATCGCTATCTCCACTTCGCTAATCGGGCAACTTGGGTCTTATCATCTAGACCGAGATTGTTCTTTGAGGTTTCTCTATTATGCGAATAGAGCTCCGGCACCATCCCCTTCACTCCCGAACTCCTTCCCGTCATCGTCTTACTCAGCAGCCGTGCAGGTTCCTGTCCACGTCGATGTGAGTTGGAACGCCACATTACGCTACAATGCTAACGGCGGGAGCGGGGCCCCTGGAGTCCAGACACAACGGGTGTCTGGTGACTCAGCTACGTTCACGGTCTCCAACATCGTCCCAACTAGGAGCAACTACCGGTTTGACGGGTGGTCTAGAGGGGGGGGTATTTACCACGGAGGGCAACAAATCTCAATCCCAAAGAGCAACCCAGACCAGACCCTTTACGCTCAGTGGACAGAATACTACCGCCCAGGGCAAAGGAAAGTGAACGGCGTCTGGCGTTCTCTTAACAGGAGTGGAGGCGTTTGTGACCGACACGGGTATGGAGAAATGAAAACCTTGGCTGGAGGAGTAGAAACCAGTGACCCACCAAAGAGAAAACAAAACGGAACTTGGTATAATCAAAGAAGGAGTGGAACAGAATAATGAAAGTAGATACAACATATTGCCCAGCCGAATCTACCTGCACAGGAGATACTCCTATTCAAGTTCAGGTAACAAAGTCGGCCGAGGTCACAAAAACAAATACCCTACATCAGTTTGATACCGTAGGGATAATTGGGCTCCCCTCTCCTGTGGGGAAGCTGCCGATTGTGTTTTATGTTCGTGACACTGCTACGACAGGGCACAGAGGAATTATTTATTATGACGACAAAGACACTGTGTGCTGGATGTTCCCAGAGAGCAAACACGCCGAGTGGTGTAAACAACCTTACAACATCAAGTATGACAAGGTAGAACCATTCGACAACGGCGTAGAAAGCGGTTTCTGGAGGAATCACGGCATATTACAACTCTGGGTTAGCGTGCTCCGAAAGTGGTATAACGGACAAGTCATTTACCGCCCACACTTAAAGATTCAGGGATGCGAAGTAACCCACGACGGATACCCAAGATATCCAAGCAACTACCCAAGTGACTGCCTAAGTAAGTACCCAAGTAAGAAGAAAGTTACCCCAGTTAAAAACAAAATCAACCACTCCTGTGGTTGTAGGAAAGGATAAGCTATGGAATATGATTCTGCCGAAGATTTTATCAAAGAGTTTCGTCAACGTATCGGCGACACCACCTGTGAGATTCCAGTCAAAGACATTCTGAGCTGGATTAACACGGCCCTTCGCCGACTTGCTCGGTCCAAAGGACTAGACAAACTCTTCACCTATCACGACACATTCGAGCTCGCCCGCCTGGACAAAGATGGTGCGGCGGCTGCTTCGTGGAAACTAAAAGGTCTAGAGACCGACAACATACAACTAGGAATGATAATTGATATTAAGTCAATAATGTTGTTAGACACAAGCGGATGTTGTATGGAGGGGATACACCCGTGCTATATCCCGATGGATTGGTTCCGTAGGGAACACCCATTTCCAGAAAGAGAATGTCCTGGCACACCTTGTGCGTTCACCCTCAATCAATTCGGAGGGGTAACGCAGATTACTTTCGACCGACCAATCTCCCGCCCACTCTCGCTTGATATGATTTATTCGGCTTTCCCTCCGAGAATTAAAACTTTGAAGGACTTAGTTCGAGTGCCATACGCTTACTCAGATATTCTGATGGAAGCAGTAGTTATCCTGTTCAACCAGGAGGCCCAGGATTACTCATTCGCTCGTGCAGGGTGGGAAGATTGGGATTTCTTTATCGCAGAAGCAAGAGAAATGTTAGCTCGGCAACACTCTGGATTGCCGTTAAGATATATGAGGGGGAGCTTTTAAAATGTTCGAGCAGTTAGTTCATTCCGACATTTTCTCGTGGTACAATTATATTATGGGAAAAGTTTATAGTCAATTAAAATGTTGTATCGAAGGGTGCGAGAACTCAGTATCCAATAAAACTAATATGCTTTGTAATAGGCACTATCTCCTCCTTCGAAGACACGGGTCTCCCCTGAAGCAGACTCGTCGTTCCCCTGAGCCCGGGTCAAATCGGGGGCACTACCTTTACAAAACCTGGGATATGATTAGGCAAAGGTGTTATAACAAGAATTTTAGTTCTTATAAGAATTATGGGGGGCGGGGGATAAGGATGTCACCGGAGTGGGAAAGTAGCTTCGTTAAGTTCAGCGAGTACATTGATACGACTCTCGGCAAAAGACCAGAGGGTTGCACGCTGGACCGAATAGACAACGACCAGGGGTATGTTCCTGGTAACCTCCGGTGGGCAAGCAGAGAGGAGCAACAAAGGAACCGAAGAGGGTTAGGCAGGAGTGGCATTGTGGGGGTTTACCGCAGGGTAGACACCGGGAAGTGGGTTGCACGGATAGGTTGGGGAGGAAAAGATATTCGAGAGCAATACGATACCGTAGAAGAAGCAAAAGTAGCAAGAAAAAGAATGGAGGAGGAATATGGCACGACGCAAGACTAATCCGCAGGATAACCTCTACACAGGCTCTCGCTGGAAGTCCTTCTATCCTGATGTATATTCTCGGACGACGCAACCGTGGCAGACTCGAGTGGGCCGGAGGAACAGGGAGTTCGCCTCCTTCGCCAACCTGCTCGGTTTGAATACGGCGTTTGACGATTTGCACAAGAGGGACGGAGAGTCCCCCTTCCTGCGTAATGTCCGGTATATGGGAAATAAACAACGCACCCAGCGAGCCCAGGTCACCTCTCGTGACGGGGCTAAACTCCTAGGAGTCAAAGAATATGGAACTCTGGATACTTACCCAGAACAATATCATATTGAGATGTGGGAGGGCCAAGCTATTGAGTTTGATATTGAGCCTACTAACCACTTAATAATCGGTGGGGTCCTTCGCATCCGAAACAAAGAAGGGGCAGCCGGAAGGCTAAGAGTATTCCTCAAGCAAAACCACTCCTCTCGTCCAATCTGCGACGCCAACATCGCCCTAGAGGGTATCTCTAAGAACGAATACGTTGACCGTTCCTTCCGCTTCATCAACCCGTTAAAAGCCGACAAGGGGCTGACCATTAGGCTTGAAGTTGAAGGGGATATAGAACCAGATGCGTGTGGCGATATTGCCGAGGGGCGAAAGATTTGGCTCACAGCTTCTGGATATAAGAATCACCTCGCAGCTTCTTATACCTCACCGAACGTAAACGAGTGCATGAGGGAAGAGCC